CCAGAGAAGTACAGCTACCAGTGCCCTCTGCTGCGCCGGCGTCAGGTCGCTCAGTCTCACGCCCACGGCACTCTGTGCCAGGTTTGCAACTTTGGAGCGCAGGCCCTCCACTGCCTGTCGTGCCTGGTCGATCTTACCTACCCGCTGTACAACAGCCATCAGATCACCTCCGCCAGGTCATACTCCGCCAGTGGCTTGCCCCCCAGGTACGGCGTGTCATCGTCCTGCGGATACTCAAGCCACCCCCGTATTACCCGCAACACATTGACATCGACCGCAGTCAGGTCCGTACAGCCCGGCGGGATGATCGTGCCGAAACCCACCAGGGGCGGGTTGAGCGGACTCGTGGGCTGCTCCTGCACTACATCCGGCGCGAGTGGGTTCTGGATTACCTCCAAGTCACCATTTGGCAAGACGTAGATTTCCAGCGTCATGGGATAGACCGGGTCCGCCAGCACCGGCACCACCGTTTCCGGCACCTGCACGCTCTGTGGCTCAAATGTGCGCTGGCCCGCTGATCCAACATATTCCCCGCCATGCACCACGAGTGCCATCGGCCCGCTCTGCTCAATGCTGCCCGTCCACCGCAACGGCGTGTCGCCGCTCCCGATCAGGCCCCGTCCACGCTTTGAGATAATCATCCTTACACTCCTTACGTCCCGATGCCCAGGAACCAGTACCAGAACGTTCCGGTCTGATTGAGTACATAACCAATGGACCCTTGTGTCGTGCTAAAGCTGGCCCGCATGAACGTGCCAGAATGGTCTATAATAGCCTGTCCACAAAGCAGATTACTGAACGCATTATCCCAGGAAACGGTCATGTTGTAATCGCCTGTGGCTGCCGCGGTATAGCTAGCCATCTTGGTCTCAATCCGCCGCCCACTGCCCTGCTTGCACCCAACCAGGTACACGCCAGAACCCAGGCCGTGGACCGCAGAGGTAGCTGCCTTGTGGGCGTCATAGTCGTCGGCCTTTGTCTTGAGATAGCCCTCGTTGTCTCGCACCTGCTCATTGAGCATGGCGTCTGTTACGATTTCTCCCGCCACCCATGTGCGTGGCGTAGTCCATGCCATAGTATCCTCCTATCCTGCCAGCGGGCGGGTCGTCACTCCGAGTTGCGACGTGCCTAGTAGCCAGACTGCTGTTGCATCTGCAGGCGTGGTGCGCAGTACAATCTCCCAGTCCTCGTCGGTCACCCTGTGCGAGATGCCCTGCACCAACACTTCGCGCTCAATTCGGTCCCCGCCACCTGGCGGCTGGAACTTGACCGCGATCCGGTCGCCCAGTTCTCGCTTCAAAAGCGCCGGCCATAGCTCGTCGGGAAGAGGCGCCTCAAAGAGCAGCTTGCTCGCCCGCACGTACGGGGCCTTGTACCGCCCGAGCCACGTATAGGCCAGGCCCAGTGCCGAGGCGTCCGTCGTAAACAGCAGCCCCGACCGGGTCAACGTGCGCCGGAAGTATTCCAGCTGCGCATTCGTGTCCTGGGCCATCTGCGCCGTGCCCCCCTGCCTGGTCACCCGCACCTCGTTGTAAAGCATAGCGTCGTCATTGCTCAGTTCGACGTCCGAGAAAGGCAGCTCCCCGTCACCATCGCCGAATGTCACGGCGGCGGTATCATATGGCGGCAGGTATGGCCGTTTGCGGTCGTAGAAGACCACCTGCCCCTCTTTGCCAATGAACAACAGCCCATCTTCTGTCTCTGCCACATTCTGCAGATGGGTCAGCGCAGACTCATTGGTGAGCGTGCTGGCCTGCATGTCTATGGAGCCAGTCAGGACCTCGCGATCTCCAACCGGCCCCACAATGGTTGTCGAGCCCAGCACTCCATTGACCGATGAGCCGAGCAGCCATGATTGCCCAGTGGTCCACCCGGCGTCATCGAGCACGTGATTGACCCGACTACCACTCCTCTCCTGTGCGTAGCTCGTGTTGAGCAATGCCAGGTTTAGCGGCTTGAACCCGTCCACGATGGGCACTTCCACCGTGGCGTCGAAGCCCCGGTATGTGAGCGGCCAGCGTTCGACGTACCCGGTGAAGATCGGGTACGTTATGCCCTCCCACACCGCCGAGATGCGTATCCGGCGCATGGGCACGAGATAGCCGTAGTAAGGCCCGGCAGAGTTGGTCGGATCGAACCGCCGGTCCCGGTTGTCCAGCACCACGGTCCCCGTGCCGGCCTCGATGGTATCCAGCTCGATGTTGCGGCCCCGGTTTGTCTCCACGCTCCGCACATCGTTGCTGACATCCACCCAGGCCGGCGCTTCGGTCGGCCTCGTTGTAAAAGCAATCTCCACCCTGATCGTCGGTCTGGCCATCTCAGAATCCAACCGAGCCGTTGCGCTTCATGGTCCGAATGAGCTCCTGCCGCACGTCCTCGGCCAGCCCCCGCGCCGTCATCACGCTGCCCTGGACGACGATCTTGTCGATGTACACATCCCCGCCTGCCGCCGCGCCGAACCCGTCGCGCCGCGCCGGCAGTATCACGCCACTTACGTCGGGTACAAAGACCTCCGGGCCCTCCTCGCCCACGATGTACGGCTTGCCCGTAAGCACAGGGCCACCACTCGCCCGCCCAGGCGGTGAGCTCCCCTCGTATACGGTCACAACGTGATGGTATGTGTAGATGTCATGCGGGATGTTGCCCAGGTTCTTCTGGACCTCCAGCACAGCCTGCGCAGAACTGGTCTGAAAACTACTGATCAGCCCCGCCAGCGTGTCTTCCGACTGCTTCGTCGTATCTCCGGCGAAGCTACTGACCCCACTCAACAGCTCACGCGCTTTCTGGTCAACAATGCCCACCTGCTCAGATGCCGTGCCCCCCATCTCTAGCATCTTCTGTCGGTCCTCCAGGAACCATGTGTAAGCCAGCTGCAGACCCTGATTGACCAGGTCCTGGTTCCTCTGAGCCTGCTGCAGCTGGTCCTGGTACTGGCGGAGCGTTTCGTTCAGACGGTCAGACACAGCCTGCAGTGCGGCAACGGCTTTTTCCTGCGCCTTGATCGCCGCCTCCTGCGCCTTGATCTGCTGGGTGAGCGACGTTATCTGCCCCTGGGTCTGTCCGATCCCCGCGAGCGCCTCTTCATAGCTCATTTCTGCTGCGGGAGGGTTGGCAGCTTGCTGCAGCAGTTTGAGCTTCTCATCGTAACTGAGCGACTGCATGAGCTGGAGCTGGTCCAGCAGCTTTTGCAGCTCATCTTTGGTCGTCGGCAGGGTCTTGAGATAGTCCTCGGCTCCCTGAGTGAGCAGGGGGTACTTGGCGATGATCTCCTCCAGGGGCATGCCGAGCGATGACGCCAGGTCGATCCGCTTTATCTGCGCCTCGATGGCGCCGATCTGCATCTCCATCTCGCCCATGCCGGTCAGCCGAGGATGCGAGAACTCATCCAGGCGCTGCTTGGCCTCGGTCAGAGCGGTGTTGAGGTTGCCAAGCTGTGCCTGCATACTGCTGAGGCGGTCCTGCGCCGCCCGGATGGCCTCGTCGTTGGCCCGCAGTGCGCCGTTGACGGCGGTGATCTGTTCCTCCCACATGGTCACCGCCGCCGCGGCGGCCTGAGCCGCCGGACTGAGCCGGACAAGAGCATCGCGGGCGCTGGACATCTGGCTCGTCAAGTCCCTGGTCGAGGATGTGACACTATCCTGCTCCAGCACCAGCTCCTTCATCTTCTGGTCATACTCGGTTGTCCCTGGTATGAGTTTTGACAGCTCTCCCTTCAGAATAGCGATCTTGCCCGCATGATCAGCCATGGCAAAGTTGAGGTCCCGCTCCGCGTCCGTATGCTCTTTCTCAAGCGTATTCAGCTTGTCCAGAGTCTGCCAGTATTCCGCCATTGTGGGCGTTAGACTGGAGAGTTGTGTTTTCAAGTTAGCAATCTGCGTCGCAGAGTCGCTCCATTTGAATTCAAACTCCTGTTTCGCCTGGTCCGCCTGCTGTTTTTGCAGGTCATCGACAGCATCTTTGACCTGCTTCATCGACGCCGCCAGTTCCAGGTTCCGCAACATACCGGTGTCTTCTACCTGGTTGTACTGCTCCTGAGCGTTTTTTGCGGCAGAGATTGCAGCTGCCAACTCGGGGAACTGTGTTTGTAGTGCCGCCAGGCTGCTGCTGATCTGCTGGGATGACATCCAACCGCGTTCATTGGCCAATGCGAACACCTTGACTCGTTGGCTCAGCTGGCCGAACATCTGATCACTCAACAGTCCCTGGGCATTTAAAGTTGCCAGTTGCTCCTGGAAGCCAGCCAGTGTGTCTTTGTTGTCCAGATACAATTGCAGCGAATTCGCAAAATTCTGGGCTGCAGATGACAGAACATCGAACAGCGGTTTGGACCGCTCTGCCGTGATGATCGTCATGGAGTCTGCGATGTTGGACATGGCCCCGGCGAAGGTCTTTGACTGCTCCATCATCATATCGCCGTAATGAGATTGGGAGAACCCACGGAACGCCGAGATAAAGGTCTCGGATGCAATCTTCCCTTCGCCAGCGAGCTTCTGCGTCTCGCCTACCGTCTTGCCGATGGCGTCGGCCAGAATCTGCCAGGCGGGGATGCCTGCCTCAGTCAACTGCCGCATGTCCTGCGCGTTGACCCGGGTTGCCGCCCGCATCTGGCCCAAGGCCAGCGTGATCCGGTCGATGCCCTCATTGCCCAGGCCGAGAGCGGCGGCCGCGTTGCCCACGTCGGTCAGCATCGGTATGACCTCTTTGGCGCTGTAGCCCATGGCCAACAGGCGCCGTGAGGCATCGACCAGTTCGGGGAAGTTGAACGGCGTCTGTGCGGCAAACCTTTGCAGGTCTTTGAGCATTTCCTGCGATGCCTCCGCCGAGCCAAGCATCGTCGTAAATGCGATGCTCGTCTGCTCCAGCGACGCGTTAAAGTCGATAGCCGCGCCCTTCCAGGCATCGAAGGCGTCTTTAACGAGACTCATGGCGCCCATAGCCGTGCTGAAGCCCAGCATCTGCTGCGCAGCGCCCTTGATGAAACCGCCAAAGTCTGCCGCCTTGGCGCCCGCCTTCTGCGCGCCGCCGGATACCTCTTGGAGCTTCTGTTTGACCCGATCCAGGGCGTTTTGCGCCTCCTCAACATCGGCGCCGACCTTGACCATGAGCTGTGCTGCAGTGATCGCCATCTCTCTACTCGCGCCTACTAACCTGCTCTCGTGCTTCGGCCTCCGCGCTCATCGCAACCAGAGCCCGGTTGTACCACTCGATGCTCTGCTCCTCTAGATCCCAGGGGGACACCCCTAGATAGCGCGCCGCCTGGATACGCATGTACCAGTCCGGCGGTTCGCCGACGCGCCCATTGGTCGCTAGCCAGCGGACGAGCGCTCGGCGCTCGGATGTTTTGGGGCGAGGCTCTCAAAGATCGCCCGCGAGATCTCCTCCAGCAGGTCGATGGGCAGACGGCGCATCAGATCCACGCTGGGCTCCAGGACCTGCCCGTTATCATCTACGATATCCCACGAGATCAGGGCCTCGGCCAGCAGCTCGACAAACCCCGTCCTGTCGCTCCTCTGCAGCGCCTGCAGCCGCTCCTGCCAGTCCGTATTGATCGCCGCCGGCCTGAAGGTAACCTGGATGGTCTCACCGTCGTACGTCACAGGCACCGTGCGGCGCGCCCCCAGCGTGCTCAGCTTTGACATGGGCTCCCTCCTACAGTGTGCTCAGCTTGTTGATGACTTCACACGACAGCGCCTTGCCCCAGGCCGCGTCATACGTCGCCTGGAAGGTCCACTCCAGCGCATAGACCCCGTCCTGGTCGGAGAACTCGCCCACCTCGGTTACCGTGCCGCAGATATCGAGTTGGAATGAATAGTTGTACGTGGTATCGGCGACTGGCCCTGTGGCCTTGATGCGTATCCAACGCTTGTCGCCGTTCTGCATCGCAGCCAGGGGACTCATGCCGATGGCATTCGCGGCCAGAAACAGCTTGAGCGTCGTTTTGGGCACGGTCTCCACATGCGCTCCAAAGCTGGAAAGGGAGCTATTGATCGGCCAGACGGCGCCGAAGCGGTCGCTGATCTCAAAGCTGCCCTGCAGGTTCTCCATCTCGATTTTAGTGGTACCGATCTCGGCAGCGCTATCATCCAGGAACACGTCGATATGCATCGGCAGGATCGGCACGGGCTCGATGGCTGTGGGGCTGGTCGTGAGCGAGATACCGTCCTGGTAGTTCTGGCCCAGCATCGAGCCAGAGAACTCCGCCTGGCTGCGGTCGAACTTTAGCCCGAAGCTGTTGACCAAGCCATAGCTGAACTTGCCGGCGCGCACTGCCGAGCCGTGCTCAATGGTGAAGGTCTTAATGGTGTCAGCGGCGCTCTGGTCCGGCGTAAAGGTCCACTTGTACGCCTGGCTGGTCCCTTGCTGTGTGGGCGCCTGATAGGCGAGTATCCCTGCCAGCAAGTAGACAATGTCGGTATAGACGGCCTGGCCGCCGATCTTGGCTTCGGTCCAGTTTCGACCCAGAGCGGCCACGGTCGGAAACTTGGCGCCCCGGGGCCGGAAGCTCTGCACGTTGGCCTTGATCCCCGGCGCAATCTCGACCGCTTGCAGCAGCTTGTTGGCCGCGACCGCCGTGCCCGGCGTCGTCTCCACACCGATCTGGACAACCTGTTGAAGCGTGGCTGGAATAGTCATCGGTTATACCTCCTCTGGCCGCACCTGGAGACGGTACAGGCCGCCCAGGTGGCGGTACTGGATTCCATTCTGGATCTCTGGATAGGCCACCGGCGCCTCTCGCATGCAGCTCAGCACCGACAGGCCGGTGACGCCCCCCGAAGCGCCGTGGAGCAGCTCGTCAATCCGGTCAGCGATGGGGGCCAGGTTGGCAAACGTTGCGCCCTCGCCGACGGCCTTCACCTGGTACACGAGGTGGCTCATGATCCGCGCCGTGCCCGAGCCGTACACGTCGCTGCCGCTGTGATAGCTGTAGATCACCACAGGATAGGGCGCGTTGTCCGGCGCTACGTAGCCGTAGATGCAGGGATTGGCGCCAGGATACTTCGGCAAGAGCGCGACCAGCTTCGTGTCGCCGGCAAGCACCTCTTGCAGCCACTGCTCGACAGGCAGAATGATCATCGCAAGAGCTCCCTCATCGCGGCCTAAAAGCCGGGCGCGCGGACCGCCTCAATCATCCTAGCAGCCTCTTAGCATCTGCTTCAAAGCGCGCTCGGTTCTTCTCCGCCGCCGGACCCGCCGCAGGTCGCGGTGCTACGTTGGCCCCCCCCAATTCCAATATGACTGGATAAGGCGCAGCGCCGGGCGTCACGATAGCCGTGAGGTCGCTTTCCATCTCAACATGAATTGCGCCGTAATAGTTGCCCGTGTCGATTGCTGGTGCTTCTCCGGGCGCACTAGCTTGATGCACAACATTCCCCCGTCGATAAAGACGCCCGGACTTCTGTCCCTCCATTGAGGACTTCCAATCCTCTTCAACTGCTCGGGCCGTTCGCTCTACGAGAGCACTTGCCCTCCGCCTCAGCTCTCCCCGCAGCTCCGGCAGTCGGTCGAACACGATCTTGGCGACAACCAGGCTCTTCGCCATCACAACACCTCGACGCAAACTACCCGCCGGGCGATCTCCTCGCTGCGCGCCAGCGCAGCCACCACATCAAATGTCTGGGCCCCCACGACAATCCGGTCAGCCGGCT